AATCAATGGTGTTTGTCAATTTTCTTGGTGGTGTGAAGACAGACCAAAGGCAATATCAACAGCAAAAGCCTTGACAAACAATTCAAATCCGTTGTATAATAATATTCGTAACTTAGCGGTTTATGTATATGCAAATCACGATAAAATTGAAGACCCATCAAAAGGTGCTTTGTTTTATCATGCCGATTATGTAAATCCTAAATGGAGAAACATGGAACATCTTACAACAATTGGCCGCCATATTTTTTACATACGAAAGGACATGAAAAATTGGATAAGTTAACTGATAAACTAAAGGGTGATAATGTGCCTATAATTTGTATTACATTATTATTTTTAACTGCCGTAATTTGTATTGGTTGGTATCACATACATGATCGTAGTTTAATGGCAGAAAATATGAACAATGCAATTACAAAAGGTATTGATCCGCTTTCAGTTCGTTGCTCATATGTAAAGAGTGATGATATTATTTGTGTAGCATTTGCAGCATCAGCGCAATCACATAGTGTAGTGCAACAAACACCAACTAAACGATAATTGAAAGAATTATATTATGTCTAAATTTACTTTTATTTGTGAAGATGAACCAATGCCATTTGCCACTAACGTAGATGCAAAAAGGACTGTTCAATTTAATTCTGGTTCTTTAGGAACAATTATTGAAGAATTTGAAAACTTTTTGCGTGGGTGTGGTTTTCATTTTCGTGGTCAGTTAGATTTTATTGATGACGATGACGATTCATATATTGCAACTGACGAACAATTAAATTCTGATTTCTCAGAAATTCCACAAAATAACTGGCCATTTGAAACAAAACCTAATGTGAGTGACAGGTAATGCCTACAAAAGATGAAATGGGAAAGTTTGCAAAAGCAATTGATGCGTTAGTAGCAAACACCGATTTAAATTACATAGAAGCAATTGTTCAGTATTGTAAAGAAACTGGTTTAGAGATTGAAGTGGCAGCATCGTTAGTAAATTCAAATCTTAAATCAAAATTAGCTAACAATGCCATGGATTTAAATTTATTAAAAGAAAAAGGTTCTAGACTTCCAATATGACAGGGTACGAGGCTTTCGGTCTTTATGAATCCCTCAAACTTCATTTCGCCAAAGATAATTATGATTTCTTTCATTATAATGGCAAGACAAACATAAGTATCACAGCATTTGAAAATCGTAAAGACAAATATCATTTTTATAAACTATCACGCAAGTTTAGCAATCGTGATGAATTGATTTCGTTTATTGTTGCAAATCTGCTTACAAAAGAAACATTGTGGGTTGGTGATTTATTAAGTGATACCGCAGAAGTGAATTTTCGTGAACATCAACGAATTCTTCAATCGCTTTCGTATGTTTTTGAAAATGATTGTAAGGAAGTATTTATGGCCATGATGATCCAAATGCTGTATTAAAGGTAAATGACGGAGATTATCCAATATTACTTACAAAGACGCTTCGCAAGGAAATACATATTGAAAGCTTTACAATGTTGGCCAAAATTTTACCATTTATGAAGAATTGGTCAAAAGAGATTTCAGATACCATTCGATGGCCCATATTTAAAATCAAAGTAGAAAAATTAATGCCATTTTTACCAGAAGACACAAAATATAAACTTATACTTAAAAAAATTATAAAGAAATGATAAAAAAATTTACCTTAATAAAAGCTTGACTTGTGACTAAATAAATGATATAATATGTTTTTGTGGATAAGTCGTTTATACATCGTTCATATACCGTTATACGAAAGGAAATACTATGAGTAGTTTTGCAAATCTAAAGCGTGGTCGTTCTGACCTCTCTAAACTTACCAAAGCAATTGAAGCAACAAACCAAACCAACGAAGGTGGTTCTAAAGATGATACTCGTTTTTGGCAACCAGAAGTAGATAAAGCTGGTAATGGTATGGCAGTAATTCGCTTTCTGCCTGCACCTCAGGTTGATGGTGATGATGCTCTGCCATGGGTTCGTGTATTCTCACATGGATTCCAAGGACCAGGCGGTTGGTTAATTGATAATTGCTTGACAACACTAAATGAAAAATGTCCAGTGTGTGAGCATAACAATACATTATGGAATTCTGGCATTGAAGCAAATAAAGACATTGCTCGAAAACAAAAACGCAAATTATCTTATATCGCCAATGTTTTGATTGTTTCTGACCCAGCAAATAAATCAAATGAAGGTCAAATTAAACTGTTTAAGTTTGGTAAGAAAATCTTTGATAAGATTACAGAGGCTATGAATCCTGAATTTGCTGATGAAACACCAATTAATCCATTTGATTTATGGGAAGGTGCTAACTTCAAACTTAAAATTCGTAATGTTGAAGGTTATCGTAACTATGATAAATCAGAGTTTGCTGATAAATCTGCACTCTTTGATGGTGATGATGAAAAACTTGAGGCTCTTTGGAAAACAGAGTATAGTCTCAAAGAATTTCTTGAGCGTAAGAACTTTAAAACTTATGACCAATTGAAACAAAGATTGGACAAAGCACTAGGTTTTGATGGAGTTGCACCTGTATCTAAATCTAAAGCAGCTGATGTAACTGCTGACACATCTATCATTGATAAATCTATGAGTGAAGAAGATGAAGATTTGGATTATTTTAAATCCCTTGCGGAATCTAACTGATTCTAACCCATGCCATGCAAGTGCTACCCCGGCCTCGTGCCGGGGTTTTTATTAGGCGGCCGCTCCAGCTAACATTCTGCCTGTATCTTGTCTTGTAGCAGTAGAAGCAACTTGTGTTTTATTTACAACCGTTGTATTATTTGTTGGTGCGTTAACAACTATTGGTGTTTGTGATTTTGCCTGTTGTCTTTGGCCAGAAGCAACATCCGTTGAAGCAGAAGCAACCTGTGTTCCAGAACCACTCGACATAGAAGCATATATTTGTTGTGCGGAGGATTCTCGTTCTGCGGCCTTTTTACCTGTTGGATCTGCAAAAGCAATTGCTTTGTTAACCTTTGACATATTCTCAACATCATCAGGCTTTAGACCTTTGTAGCTTAATAAAAACCACGGAATCGCTTTAGCTGCGACTTCAGGCGAGTTCAATGCATCAGGATTACTCACAACATCAACACCAGTGAATTTAGAAATTGCAGCATATTGATTTTTACCAGTATGTTGAATAAAACCTCGGCCACGATATTTAAATCCATCACCTGGCGATGAATTTCCATCGGTTGTTTTATAAACATAATTAGCTAATGCTTCTGGATTTTTTACAAACTGTTGAGCAAATTCAGGAGAAGGAATTCTTTTTGGTCCAAAAACAGCTTGTATTCTGTCTGGCGAACTGTAATTTAAATTCTCACTTTGAACTTTGAAATTAGATTCAGCTTTCACTGTTGCTAAAACATTTGCGTGGGCTTTTGGTGAAGTAATACCAGAATCATTTAATGATTTTACAATTGTTGCTTGAATACCACTTACTTCTAATGGTTTCTCTGGAGCTTTAGCTGGCGCTGTAGGCGCTGGAGCAGGAGCTGGCGCAATTGGAGCAGGAGCTGGTTTAGTTGGTGCTAAAGGTGGTGCTTTTGGTGCCGGTGCAGGTGCTGGAGCTGGTGCCGGTGTTGGTGTTACCGTTGGCGGTGCTGCAGGAGCTGCTGGTGCAACTTTTGCTTCTTCTTTTTTCATCGTTTCGGTTTTTGGTGGTAAACCTAAACGAGCACGAACTATTTCATCGTCACCTTTGTATCCTTTTTCTTCTTCTAATTTACGGACACGAGCAGTCTCATCAGCTTCTATTTTCGGTGCAGCTTGTTGTCTTTCTAATTTTTTTCGCTCAGCACTATCATCAACTTTTCTACCTTCTTCTGCTTGTTTTTCTGCTTCATCTTTTGCTTTTTTTGCTGTGCTTCTTTCTTCTAGTGCTTTTTTAACTGATTCTGGCATTAATTTGTTTGCTAAAATTTTAACTGGATTTTTATCACTCATACTGGTATAAAATACAGCTATTTTATCAATTACTTCATCAACCACAGCCTTGAATTTTTCCCAAACATTTTTAATTGTTTCTAAAGGATTTGTAATTAAATCATACAT